ATCCAGAAAACGGGCGTAAACCTTACGCCGGACCACCGTTCCGCCGACCAGACTCTGCATATCTTCCGCCATCCCGGTGACCATACCGTACAGGTTAGAAACCGTCAGCGTGGGGCGCGTACTGGTGCCTTTGCCATTCAGTTCAAAACCGCTCCCCTGAATGGGATACGGCTGATACTGTCGCCCCTGCCAGGTGACCGGCTCACCTTTTTCGTTCTGCTCATTACAGAAAAAATAACGTTCTCCACCGACCTCTGTCAGGTCGATTTCCCAGAGCACCACGCTGGCCGACTGCTCCGCACGGGTGCATTCATTCAGTGTTTCCTGCCGGATATCCTGCATCAGTTCACCACCTGTTCAAACTCTGCGCTGAACTCAACACGCAACATACTGACCCGCGACGACCATTTTGCGCAGGTCACCTTTATCTGCCGCCACTCATAAGGCGGCGTCCACAGAAAGGATTTCCAGCCCCCGTGCTCTTCCAGAAACGACTCCAGTACCGTGGCCTCCTCACGGGGGACAGAAAGCGTCACGCTGTACGTTTTCAGGTTGGCATTCAGCCCGGCAGGCGCTCGCTGAGAATAGCTATCACCAAAGCGCACCTTTCTTACAGAAGGGACCGAAGCCACATCCATACCGGGTTTCACTTTCCAGCGGAAGGTCTTCATCGTCCACCTCCGGAGAACAGGCCACCATCACGCATCTGTGTCTGAATTTCATCACGGGCACCCTTGCGGGCCATGTCATACACCGCCTTCAGAGCAGCCGGACCTATCTGACCGTTCGTGCCGTCGTTGTTAATCACCACATGGTTATTCTGCTCAAACGTCCCGGACGCCTGCGACCGGCTGTCTGCCATGCTGCCCGGTGTACCGACATAACCGCCGGTGGCATAGCCGCGCATCAGCCGGTAAAGATTCCCCACGCCAATCCGGCTGGTTGCCTCCTTCGTGAAGACAAATTCACCACGGTGAACAATCCCCGCTGGCTCATATTTGCCGCCGGTTCCCGTAAATCCTCCGGTTGCAAAATGGAATTTCGCCGCAGCGGCCTGAATGGCTGTACCGCCTGACGCGGATGCGCCGCCACCAACAGCCCCGCCAATGGCGCTGCCGATACTCCCGACAATCCCCACCATTGCCTGCTTAAGCAGAATTTCTGTCATCATGGACAGCACGGAACGGGTGAAGCTGCGCCAGTTCTGCTCACTGCCGGTCAGCATCGCCGCCATATTCTGTGCAATACCATCAAAGGTCTGCGTGGCTGCACTTTTTACCTGCGACATACTGTCCGTGGCGCTCTCTTCCCACTCACTCCAGCCGGACTTCAGGCCTGCCATCCAGCTCCCGCGAAGCTGGTCTTCAGCCGCCCAGGTCTTTTTCTGCTCTGACATGACGTTATTCAGCGCCAGCGGATTATCGCCATACTGTTCCTTCAGGCGCTGTTCCGTGGCTTCCCGTTCTGCCTGCCGGTCAGTCAGCCCCCGGCTTTTCGCATCAATGGCGGCCCGTTTTGCCCGTTGCTGCTGTGCGAATTTATCCGCCTGCTGCGCCAGCGCGTTCAGGCGCTCCTGATACGTAACCATGTCGCCAAGTGCAGCCAGCTGGCGTTTGTACTCCAGCGTCTCATCTTTATGCGCCAGCAGGGATTTCTCCTGTGCAGACAGCTGGCGACGTTGCGCCGCCTCCTCCAGTACCGCAAACTGGCTCTCCGCCTTCCACAAATCCCGGCGCTGCTGGCTGATTTTCTCATTTGCTCCGGCATGCTTCTCCAGCGTCCGGAGTTCAGCCTGAAGCGTCAGCAGGGCAGCATGAGCACTGTCTTCCTGACGATCGCCCGCAGACACCTTCACGCCGGACTGTTTCGGCTTTTTCAGCGTCGCTTCATAATCCTTTTTCGCCGCCGCCATCAGCGTGTTGTAATCCGCCTGCAGGATTTTCCCGTCTTTCAGTGCCTTGTTCAGTTCTTCCTGACGGGCGGTATATTTCTCCAGCGGCGTCTGCAGCCGTTCGTAAGCCTTCTGCGCCTCTTCGGTATATTTCAGCCGTGATGCCTCAGACTCGGCCCAGTCCTTTGCTGCCATCTCTCTGGCCTTTTCAAGATCGGCCTGCAACGTGGCGGCTGAAAGCCCAAGTTGCGCATTCGCTCTGTCCTCCCATGCTCCCCGGAGATTGGCAAGAAATGCTGAGGTTTTACCGCGCCGGTGGCTCCGGCTCTGATACCACTGCCATTTTTTGTCCGCCTCATCAAAAGCCTTTTCTGCTTTCTCCAGCATTCCCTGGGCAGTGTCCGGGCGACCAATATCCAGCACCGAATCCCACATGGATTTGAATGCCCGTGCTGTCCTGTCTGCCCAGGTCTCCAGCGTGCCCATGTTCTCTTTCAGGCGGCGGGTCTGGTCATCAAACCCTTTCGTTGCGGCCTCGTTCGCCGCCTGCAATGCCCCGGCTTCATCGCCGGAACGCTGCAACTGAGCAACATACGCAATCTGCTCCGCCGTCACGTTATGGAACTGACGTGCCATCGCTGTCAGTCCCGACGTCGGGTCTGTGGTCAGCTTCCCGAAGGCTTCAGCGACCTTGTCCACCTCCACGCCGGATGCAGAGGAGAAACGCGCCACACTCTGGCTGATCGCCTCAAACTGCTCACCACCACGCACACCGGCATTCACCAGCGCCGTCAGTGACTCGCTGGTCTGGTTAAACGTCAGCCCTGCCGCCTGCCCGGCTCTGGACAGGACCAGCATACGATCTGCCGTCAGTCCCGCCTGATTGCCGGAAAGGACCAGCGTTTTGTTGAAATCGGACAGGGTTGAGTTGCCCTGATACCAGGCATACGCCAGCGCACCGGTCGCCACCGCCAGCGAGGTGGCCCCCACCATCGGCAGGGTGATCGCACCGGCAAGCCCCCTGAACATGGGGATCATCCCGCCGAAGGAGTCCTTAACCTGACCCCCCTGTTGCAGCAGGATCAGCCACGGGCTTTGCCCGCCTGCAAGCTGCGTGGCCACGTCGGTGAACTGTGCAGGCAGCATACGCATGGCGGCTTTATACTGCCCGACGGAAATCCCCGCTTTCTGTGCAGCCAGCGCCTGTCGGCTCAGCGACTGTTCAACGACTGCCGCTGTTTTTTTCGCATCAGTTTCCGTACCGGAAAAATGACGCCTGACTCTGGCCATCTGCTCGTCAAATCTGGCCGCATCCAGACTTAAATCAACGACCAGATCGCCTACCGGTTCAGCCATACCGGACTCCTCCTGCGATCCCTTCTGATACTGTCATCAGCATTACGTCATCCTCCGTCATGTCCGCCACATCCGGGGAAGCGGGGATAACTTCATTCCCGTCCGGGCCAAAGCGGACGCCTCCGGCAAGCCCTGCCGCTTTCTGCATCAGCACATCATCTTCAGGCTCTTCGTCAGCCTCACGCCGGTTCAGCAGACTGAAATCCAGCGGATGCATATCCGGATCGCTGAAAAACAGGCTGAGCACGGTGTACGTCAGCCCGGAAAAGTGCATATCCAGCAGAACATCATGAAAATAATGGGTACTGTAAAAGCGGTGCCAGTCGGCATACTCCGTGGATGACATCCCGGCAAGCATGGCACGCCAGTCGGGTCGCCCCATCTCTCGCGCCAGTTTCAGGGCAAAACTCAGCTCACCATCGAACACTTTCCCGCAGAAACAGGCTCTGCAGGCCCGGCGTCCTCTGTCTGTTCAGGAGCATCATTCACCACAAACTCATACATACCGGACAGCCGGTACACCACGTTTTCAGCATGAGAAATTGCCTCCGTGGGCCAGGTGGTAAGCACTTCCTGCTCAATCTGTTTAACGGCTTCATTCATGGAAGGCAGCTTTGTCTTCTTCGGATGGTTATGCCACAGGGACATCGCCACCAGAAACGCGCCGGTTCTGATGGCGTCTTCCACAGTAAACTTCCGGTTGCTGTCTGACTCCGCCTGTTCTGCCTGCCGTTTCATCAGGGCGAGATGCTCAATTCGCTGCAGGGCTGACAGTTCAGAAAGCGTGACGGTCACACCGTTATGTTCAAATGATTCGGTTTTCAGGAACATCGCTGACTCCCCGGATTAACTGGCGGTGACGGTGATTTCTGCAACCGCAGCAAGTTCACCATTACCGGATACGACCGGAATATTGACCTTGCCTGCAGCAACACCTTTCACGGTGATGGTCATACCACTGACCGACACGGTGGCTTTTGTTTTATCCGCAGACACCGCACGGAAGCTCTTGTCGGTTGCGCCTTCCGGCTGGAATGCCACGGTCAGCGTGGTGCTCTGCCCTTTCACCACCGAGGTGCTGGCAGGCGTCACAGTCATGCCGGTTGTCGCCGTCACCGTGCTGCGATCTTCTGCCATCGACGGACGGCCCACGTTGGTGACTTTCACCGTGCGGGTGATCACTTCCTTCGCCGTCACCGCCTTACCGATACTGCTGACCCAGCCGCGGAACACATCGACCGTGCCGTTCGGGAAGCGGATTTTATAGGCTCGGGTATCCCCTTCATTAAACCACGCCAGCAGCGCCTGCTGCCCCTGCTCTCCGGGCATCCACGCCAGCGTGAAGCTGGTATCTCCGGCAGATTTCTGCCCCTGCCCGGTCGCAGTCCAGTCTGCATCTTCATCATCGAGATAGCTGTCGTCATAGGACTCAGCGGTCAGTTCGCCGGGCGTCAGGTCTTTAACTTTTGCCAGACGCGACCAGTCAACGTCTGAAAGCGGGTTCGCATAAGGGTCACCGTTCCCCTTATAAACCCACAGGGTGGTCCCGGCCCCTTTCACCGGCATTACTGGATTTGGTACAGGCATAGCGTCCTCACATTTCATAGGTAATGACATAAGTCAGATCGGCTGAACTCCACAGGCCCGCATCATCGTCGCGCCGGTAGTCATAGCCGCTGGCCACCATACTGGTGATCAAATCTGACAGTGCCGGGATATCACTCATCACCGGATAAATCCGGGACTCCATCCACGCATCCAGCTCTGAATCCGGCACCTGAGCAGGCAGGAAAACTTCAATATGCAGCTCCGCCTGCCATGTATCGCTGTCCAGCTCTTCGCCCGTGTATTCAGCGCCGGTGAGATAAACGGCAACTGCCGGAAAATCCGCCTCATCAAAAACAGCGGGGCGACCATCAAAAAACGTCGCCCCGGTGTCATGCTTCTCCAGTGCATCCAGTACGGCTGCACGGAGTTCAGTATGTTTCATCGCTTTATTACCATTCTCAGTTGATGCTGCAGCGCATAGCCCAGCTCTTTCGGAAGACGTTCACGCCGTATCCGTTCAATATTCTGTTTAAACGCCGTGGTCAGCGGCACCGCCATCGGGATTTTCACCACATCAATGGGGTAACGGTTTTTCCCGGCCACACGCTGCATGACATGCCAGCGGCCATTTTTCAGTTGCTGAATAAACGCGCCGGGAATACGACGGTTTCCCACCACAAGCACGCTGCCGCCACCTTTCAGGGATGAACGCTGCCCCTTTTTACGACGTCTGCGGCGGGAAAGGACAACCCGCGCGTTACCCAGCTTGATTACGGGCAAATCCCCCCGGTTAACCCTGATTCTGGCCTGCGGATTTTTGACCGTGGCCCTTTTCAGCCTGGCCCTTTCCTTTACCAGTTTCCGGCGTACCTTTGTCTCACGGGCAACCTGTGACGCCGACTGCGATATCGCGGATGAAGCAACGCGGTTAATGGCCATTGCGGCGGCACCAGGCACCGCCGTTTTGCTGATACGGCTGAGGTTTTCAATGGCCTGCTCAAGACCTTTTATGGCCATACATCCCCCTTTCAGCGGCGACGGTTAACGGCAGGCGGTACGCCCCGCCCAAGCCAGAGATGACAGCTTCCACCATCATCCGGCGAAACCCGGTCTATCCAGAAGTTTTCCTCACCGATGGTCAGCGTGTCTCCACGCCGCAGCTGCCGCACATCATCAGTCCGGACAAACAGGGACGGGCTGGAGCCTTCAACGCGCACGCCCTGTCCGGCATAGCTGATATTTTCAGGGTCATCAAAAACACCACGTATTACTGCGCCGGACTGCTCACCGGATGTCATGGTGGCTGACGTTCCCATGTACCCGCGTATCGTTTCATCGGCGCGGACAATGGCAGCATCGAACAGGTTATCGAAATCAGCCACAGCGCCTCCCGTTATTGCATTCTGGCCAGGCCGCGCTCTGTCATTTCGGCTGCCACACCGGCAGAGACACGGAACGCCGTTCCCGGCAGCACAAATTCCACAGCCTCATCCCGCGTGGCGTGAAGTGCATCAGTATGCAGCGTCACCAGTGCCACAACCGTGACCAGATCAGCCGTATCAGTCACGGTATCCGGCTGCGCTGATACAACCTCATTTTCATGTCCGGTCAGCGCATTTTCCGGGCTGACAGATGTGTCCTGACCGGCAGCGTCATCCGTGTCATCAAGCTCCTCTTCCAGCTCTGCCACACGGAGCACCAGTTCTTCTTTCGTCCCCGTCAGGCTGACATCACGGTTCAGTTGCTCACCCAGCACCTGAAGACGGGCAATCAGTTCATCTTTCGTCATGGACTCCTCCACAGAGAGAAAATGGCCCCGAAGGGCCATGATTACGCCAGTTGTACGGACACGAACGCATCAGGATCAGCCAGCAGCATCAGCGGTGCTGACTGAATCATGGTGAACTCACGCGCCGGATCGCCGGTGGTCACCCAGTTTTTCGGGTAGCGGGCAGAGGCGTTAATACCTTCGCGCTGTGCGTCCGCATCCTGAATGCAGCCATAGGTGCGCAGACCGCGTGCCTGAGTGTTCCCCAGCACCATCGTGTTGTCCGGCAGGAAGTTCTTTTTGACGTCGTTTTCCACGTACTGTCCGGAATACACGACGATCGCCGTATCGCCATACATCCCCTTATAGGACACCGCTTCGCCCAGGTCTTTTACCGCTGTCTCCAGCTCGGAATGAGAGCCGCGACGGGTATCCAGCTTCTCCTTGACGGCTTTGAAGGAACGGAACAGCGCCCAGCCTTTCGGATCAAACACGATGATATTCACCACGCCGCTGGCGTTCAGCGCATAGGCTTCGATATCGTCGGTCGGGTCATACGTGGACTTGTCACGCTTGCTCCACTCCGTACCACCGGACTGTGTGATGTTGTTCGCCGCACTGCGGCCCATATCCACCTCAACCGGATCGAAGGCTTCACCGGTCATGGTGTATTTGCCCTTAAGCACAGCAGAAACGGCCTGCATCTCTTCGACCTGAGCAATGGCCAGCTCTTCGTCTCGCATGTTCTGCAGGATGATGCGACGGCGGCGGTAAGCCGGGTCCGCCAGATTCTGCGGATCTTCATCCGGCAGGCGACGCAGGGTCATCTGCGGATTCACCTCATGCTTCGGCTTGACATATCCCGGTGTAAATTCAGAGGTGGAGCCGCCACGGGAGCGGATAACCTCACCGGAAACAATCGGCGAAACGTACAGCGCCATGTTTACCAGTCCCGGAATTTGTGAGAGATAGACTTTCTCCGTGGTGAAGGGATAGCTCTCACGGAAAAAGAGACGCAGAAACAGCGGATCAAACTTAAATTTCTTCTCATTTGCCGCCAGCAGCTGGGCGGTTGTGTACATCGACATAAAAAAATCCCGTAAAAAAAGCCGCACAGGCGGCCTTTAGTGATGAAGGGTAAGGTTAAACGATGCTGATTGCCGTTCCGGCAAACGCGGTCCGTTTTTTCGTCTCGTCGCTGGCAGCCTCCGGCCAGAGCACATCCTCATAACGGAACGTGCCGGACTTGTAGAACGTCAGCGTGGTGCTGGTCTGGTCAGCAGCAACCGCCAGAATGCCAACGGCAGCACCGTCGGTGGTGCCATCCCACACAACCAGCTTACGGGTGGAGGTGTCCAGCATCAGCGGGGTCATTGTAGGCGCTTTCGCACTCAATCCGCCGGGCGCGGTTGCCGTATGTGCCGGGTCACTGTTGCCCAGCGGCTGGTAATGGGTAAAGGTTTCTTTGCTCGTCATAAACATCCCTTACACTGGTGTGTTCAGCAAATCGTTAACGGCATCAGATGCCGGGTTACCTGCAGCCAGCGGTGCCGGTGCCCCCTGCATCAGACGATCCAGCGCAGTGTCACTGCGCGCCTGTGCACTCTGTGGTGCAGCTGCCAGAATGCGGCGGGCCGTTTCCACGGTCATACCGGGGGTTTCGGCCAGCACGCGTGCCTGTTCTTCGCGTCCGTGAGCCTCCTCACAGTTGAGGATCCCCATAATGCGACTGTTTTCTGCCGCAACCGCTGCGGTGATCTGCGCGTTCACGTCCGGCTGCGCCGCGCTGGCGTTCTCGCCCTCCGTCGCTTGCACCACGCCAGTAACGTCAGCCTGCGAAGCAGTGGCTGAAACAGTTGTTGATTGAGTCTCTTTGGTCATTCGCCCTCCTGAGAGACGGGATTTACGTGCATCCAGTGCATCACGCATGACGGTGATCGCATCGGTACTGTTAACAAGTTCATCAGCCAGTCCGGCATCAATGGCCTCCTGACCGCTGTACACTGCAGCCTCGGTATCCAGCACAGCCTGCACGGACAGGCCGGTATATGCCGACACCTTCTGTGCAAACATCCGGCGGGTTGCATCCATCCGGGACTGCAATGTTTCCCGGACATCATCCGGTAGATGGCTGTAGGGGTTGCCATCCACCTTATGGCTACCGCTGTAAATCAGCGTGATTTCCACGCCCTGTTTCTCCAGCGCAGCGCCGTAATTACTGTGAGCCATCATGACGCCGATGGAGCCTGTCCGGGCGGTCTGCGTGACCAGACGCCGGGAGGAGGCACTGGCAAGCAGCTGACCTGCGCTGCAGTTCATGTCATTGGCCAGCGCCCATACCGGCTTTATGTCACGCACACGGGCGATGATGTCAGCGCAGTCAAATGCCCCTGCCACCATCCCGCCTGGCGTATCCATATCGAGCAGAATGCCGTCCACCATCGGGTCGCTGGCAGCCTGTTGCAGACGGGCGATAATGCCGTTGTAACCGGTCATCCCCGAATACGGCTGCAGCGCCCGCGTCCGGCTGACCAGCGTGCCGGACACCGGCAGCACGGCGATGCCGTTCATGACTTGATAACTGCGGGCCTGTCGTGGTCCGTCATCATCAACGGATAACGCCAGCGCCGCGGGTGCCTCTCCGGCAGTCAGGCTGTCGCCGGATACCGCATCCGTCAGGCGGCTGATCCCAAGCTGGCCTGCAAGCGCACAAAAGAAAACCCGCGCATAGGCGGGTTCAAGCATCAGCGGCTCATTAAAGGCCATACTGGCAATATGCGGGAGATTACGCAGCTCTGCTGTCACTCTTCTCCTCCTCTGTTGATTGTCGCAGCCCGGATTCAAATGCCGCAGCCGCCCAGGCGGGCGGTTTAAGACCGGCTGCACGGCGCTCCATCGTTTCACGGACCTGCTGGGCAAAAATTTCCTGATAGTCGTCACCGCGTTTTGCGCACTCTTTCTCGTAGGTACTCAGTCCGGCTTCTATCAGCATCACCGCTTCCTGTACTTCTTTCAGACCATCGATGGCCATACGACCGGAGCCTATCCAGTCGCAGTTCCCCCAGGCACTTCGGGCTTCCTGAAAACTGAAGCGCGCTTTTGGAGGTAACGTCACCACGCGGCGAACGATGGCCTCTTCCAGCCAGCACAGAAACATCTGGCTCGCCTGACGGGATGCGACGAATTTTCGCCGCCCCATAAAGTACGCCCACGACTCGTTCGCACTGGCCCGTGCCGTGGAGTAGCTCATCTGGGCGTAATTCCGGGAAAGCTGCTCATACGAGACACCCAGCCCGGCAGCGATATACCGCAGCAGTGACTGCTCAAAAACGGAGTAGCCATTATCCGTGTCCTGAGCCGTCTGCAGGTTCAGTGAGTCACCCGGCATCAGGTGAGGCACTTTTGCGCCTCCCAGCCGGACCGGTGCTGCGGCGTAATACGCGGCAATTTCACCAATCCAGCCGGTCAGCTTGTCCCGCTGCTCCTGACTATTCGCGCCAAGAATAAAATCCATCGCTGACTGCGTATCCAGCTCACTTTCAATGGTGGCGGCATACATCGCCTTCACAATGGCACTCTGCAGCTGCGTGTTCTGCAGCGTGTCGAGCATCTTCATCTGCTCCATCACGCTGTAAAACACATTTGCACCGCGGGTCTGCCCGTCCTCCACGGGTTCAAAGACGTGAATGAACGAGGCACGACCGCCGGGTAACTCACGGGGTATCCATGTCCATTTCTGCGGCATCCAGCCAGGATAGCCGTCCTCGCTGACGTAATATCCCAGCGCCGCACCGCTGTCATTAAGCTGCACACCGGCACGGCAGTTCCGGCTGTCGCCGGTATTGTTCGGGTTGCTGATGCGCTTCGGGCTGACCATCCGGAACTGTGTCCGGAAAAGCCGCGACGAACTGGTATCCCAGGTGGCCTGAACGAACAGTTCACCGTTAAAGGCGTGCATGGCCACACCTTCCCGAATCATCATGGTAAACGTGCGTTTTCGCTCAACGTCAATGCAGCAGCAGTCATCCTCGGCAAACTCTTTCCATGCCGCTTCAACCTCGCGGGAAAAGGCACGGGCTTCTTCCTCCCCGATGCCCAGATAGCGCCAGCTTGGGCGATGACTGAGCCGGAAAAAAGACCCGACGATATGATCCTGATGCAGCTGGATGGCGTTGGCGGCATAGCCGTTATTGCGTACCAGATCGTCTGCGCGGGCATTGCCACGGGTAAAGTTGGGCAGCAGGGCTGCATCCACACTTTCACTCGGTGGGTTCCACGCCCGCAACTGCCCACCAAATCCGCTGCCACCGCCGTGATAACCGGCATATTCACGCAGCGATGTCATGCCGTCCGGCCCCAGAAGGGTGGGAATGGTGGACGTTTTCATACATAAAATCCTGCAGGTCCCCTGCGTCGCTGTGTCATGCCGGTCTGCACTTCCAGCTCCGCAATGTATTTTTTCAGGTCAGACACGGAAGTGGCCGTAAACTCCACCCTTCGTCCGTCTTTCTGTACCGTTGCCACCCGTTTTCCTGTCATCAGGTCATGCAGTGCCGCACGGGCAGCGGCAAGTTCTTCCTGTCGCGTCATTCATCCTCTCCGGATAAGGCACGGGCGTAATCTGCCAGTGTTTTCTTGTTGGTTGCTGCACCATCCTCTTCCTGCAGGCTCGCCAGCAGTGCACTGAGATCCAGCTGCCAGCGGGAAATACTGATGCGCAGCGCCGCCAGCGCATAAACGAAGCAGTCGAGCGCCTCATTGCGTCGCTTTTTGCTGTCCCACAGTATTTTTTTCCTGCCATCCACCCATTTTTCGACCTGCTCTTCAGCAGTCAGTTGCTGCGCTTCGGTCAGATCAAAAATATCCGGGTTATTCGGGAAGTGAACGGCACCGGGAAGCGGTTCATCCCCTCCCGGCGTCAGTGTGAAGCGGTTATAAATCTGCTCTTTCGCGGTATCCGTACCGATTTCGGTAAGGTAAACCCCGTTTTTGTTTCGCTTACGTGGCATGCTGGCCACCGGCTTTCCGTAGACGGATGCCCCTTTAATGGGGATCACCCGGAACAGCCCATGTTTTTTCGAGCGTTCATACACGATGGTCGGGTCAATCCCGCCAGTATCCCAGCAGATACGGGATATCGACATTTCTGCACCATTCCGGCGGGTATAGGTTTTATTGATGGCCTCATCCACACGCAGCAGCGTCTGTTCATCGTCGTGGCGGCCCATAATAATCTGCCGGTCAATCAGCCAGCTTTCCTCACCCGGTCCCCATCCCCATACGCGCATTTCGTAGCGGTCCAGCTGGGAGTCGATACCGGCGGTCAGGTAAGCCACACGGTCAGGAACGGGCGCTGAATAATGCTCTTTCCGCTCTGCCATCACTTCAGCATCCGGACGTTCGCCGATTTTCGCTTCCCACGTCTCACCGAGCGTGGTGTTCACGAAGGTTTTACGTTTTCCCGTATCCCCTTTCGTTTTCATCCAGTCTTTGACAATCTGCACCCAGGTGGAGAACGGGCTGTACGCTGTCCAGATGTGAAAGGTCACACTGTCAGGCGGCTCAATCTCTTCACCGGATGACGAAAACCAGAGAATGCCATCACGGGTCCAGATCCCGGTCTTTTCGCAGATATAACGGGCATCAGTAAAGTCCAGCTCCTGCTGGCGGATGACGCAGGCATTATGCTCGCAGAGATAAAACACGCTGGAGGGATCATCCGGCGTCCATTTGAGGCCAAACGGCGTCTCTTTGTCGCCAAATTTAAGGTACTGTTCCTCCCCGCAGTGCGGGCAGGCAACATGAAAACGCATAAAATGCGGGGATTCACTGGCTGCACGCTCAATCTGACAGGTGCCTCTCACTTTGGGCGTGGAGCCACGGATGGACTTTGGCCAGACCGAGCCTTCAATACGCTTGTCACCCAGGAACGTCGGAGAGCCTTCCTGTTCAATATCATCATCAAAGGCAGCAAGTTCATCATAACCCGCCACATCCACTGACTTTTCACGGTAGTTTTTTGCCGCTTTACCGCCCAGGCACCAGAAACCACGCCCATTGGTGAAACGCTTCATGGTGAGCGTGTTATCCCGGTGCTTTTTGCCATACCACGGGGCCAGCGCCAGCAGCGACGGAATATCGCGGATGGTCGGCTCAACGTGGGTTTTCATAAAGTTCTCGGCATCACCATCCGTCGGCAACCAGATAAGGGTGTTGCGCTGCTTATGCTCTATGAAGTAGGCATAAACACCCAACAGCATTTTGGAATAACCGACACGGGCAGACTTCACCACATTCACCTCGCGGATGTAGTCGCTGCCCATCGCATTCATGATGGCCCGCTGAAAGGGCAGTGTTTCCCAGCGCCCTTCCTGGTATGCGGATTCTTTCGGGAGATAGTAATTAGCATCCGCCCATTCAACGGCGGTCTGTGGCTCCGGCCTGAACAGTGAGCGAAGCCCGGCGCGGACAAAATGCCGTAGCCTGTTAACCTGACTGTTCGATATATTCACTCAGCAACCCCGGTATCAGTTCATCCAGCGCGGCTGCTTTGTTCATGGCTTTGATGATATCCCGTTTCAGGAAATCAACATGTCGGTTTTCCAGTTCCGGAAAACGCCGCTGCACCGACAGGGGGATCCCGTCGAGAATACTGGCAATTTCACCTGCGATCCGCGACAGCACGAAAGTACAGAATGCGGTTTCCACCACTTCAGCGGAGTCTCTGGCATTTTTCAGCTCCTGTGCGTCGGCCTGCGCACGCGTAAGTCGATGGCGTTCGTACTCAATAGTCCCTGGCTGGAGATCTGTCTCGCTGGCCTGCCGCAGTTCTTCAACTTCCCGGCGCAGCTTTTCGTTCTCAATTTCAGCATCCCTTTCGGCATACCATTTTATGACGGCGGCAGAATCATAAAGCACCTCATTACCCTTGCCACCGCCTCGCAGAACGGGCATTCCCTGCTCCTGCCAGTTCTGAATGGTACGGATACTCGCACCGAAAATATCAGCCAGCTGCTTTTTGTTGACTTCCATTGTTCATTCCACGGACAAAAACAGAGAAAGGAAACGACAGAGGCCAAAAAGCTCGCTTTCAGCACCTGTCGTTTCCTTTCTTTTCAGAGGGTATTTTAAATAAAAACATTAAGTTATGACGAAGAAGAACGGAAACGCCTTAAACCGGAAAATTTTCATAAATAGCGAAAACCCGCGAGGTCGCCGCCCCGTAACCTGTCGGATCGCCGGAAAGGACCCGAAAAATGATAATAATTATCATCTACATATCACAACGTGCATCTACGCCATCAAACCACGTCAAATAATCAATTATGACGCAGGTATCGTATTAATTGATCTGCATCAACTTAACGTAAAAACAACTTCAGACAATACAAATCAGCGACACTGAATACGGGGCAACCTCATGTCAACTAAGAACAGAACCCGCAGAACAACAACCCGCAACATCCGCTTTCCTAACCAAATGATTGAACAAATTAACATCGCTCTTGAGCAAAAAGGGTCTGGGAATTTCTCAGCCTGGGTCATTGAAGCCTGCCGTCGGAGACTAACGTCAGAAAAGAGAGCATATACATCAATCCAAAGTGATGATGAATAAACATCCCGGTTTCTTCCACCATCGCACCGGAAAAGCGACTATGAGGGTAACCCTGCGTCTGTCAGCACAGTAAAACCCGGTGTGCATCGTTTTTGATTATTCCCGCACACTCACGCAGAAGGAATTCCCCGTCGGGCTACGGTCATGGTTAATGCGGGAATACGGCGACGATACAGCGCAGCTAAAAGGGTAATGGACAGAAAGAGCGGTTTATTTCATTCCACAGGATTCTGAGTGCCCCCAACTTCCTCCAATAGTCTGAGCGTACACCTATATAGTTTTAATTTTCATCAATCCATTTAACTATCGTTTAATTGTTGTCACATAGGATTCTGCCGTTTTTAACAATGCAGGATAATAAGATGAAAAAAATGTTGTTTTCTGCCGCTCTGGCAATGCTTATTACAGGATGTGCTCAACAGACGTTTACTGTTGGAAACAAACCGACAGCAGTAACACCAAAGGAAACCATCACCCATCACTTCTTCGTTTCGGGAATTGGACAGGAGAAAACTGTTGATGCAGCCAAAATTTGTGGCGGCGCAGAAAATGTTGTTAAAACAGAAACCCAGCAAACATTCGTAAATGGATTGCTCGGTTTTATTACTTTAGGCATTTATACTCCGCTGGAAGCGCGTGTGTATTGCTCACAATAATTGCATGAGTTGCCCATCGATATGGGCAGCTCTATCTGCACTGCTCATTAATATACTTCTGGGTTCCTTCCAGTTGTTTTTGCATAGTGATCAGCCTCTCTCTGAGGGTGAAATAATCCTGTTCAGCGGTGTCTGCCAGTCGGGGGGAGGCTGCATTATCCACGCCGGAGGCGGTGGTGGCTTCACGCACTGACTGACAGACTGCTTTGATGTGCAACCGACGACGACCAGCGGCAACATCATCACGCAGAGCATCATTTTCAGCTTTCGCATCAGCTAACTCCTTCGTGTATTTTGCATCGAGCGCAGCAACATCACGCTGACGCATCTGCATGTCAGTAATTGCCGCGTTCGCCAGCTTCAGTTCTCTGGCATTTTTGTCGCGCTGGGCTTTGTAGGTAATGGCGTTATCACGGTAATGATTAACAGCCCATGACAGGCCGACGATGATGCAGATAACCAGAGCGGAGATAATCGCGGTTACTCTGTTCATTGCTGACCCCACAAACAGATTTCACGCTCAATCTCACGACGAGTCATGAGACCTTTCCATTGCTTACCGCCAGCATATGTCCAGCGACGTAGCTGATCACATGCGCCTTTGATATCGCCCTGGTTTATTTTGCGAAGAAGCGTCGATGTTCTGAAATTGCCAGCACCCACGTTGTAAACGAATGAGTAAAGAGCGCCGCGCATTGTTTCCGGTATATCGACTTTGATGTACGGGTTAATTTGTCTGGCGACCGTGGCAAGGTCTTTATTCAGGAGGGCTTTGCATTCTGCTTTGGTATACGTTTTACCGAGCATGATGTCTTTTCCTGTATGCCCGTGACATACAGTCCATACACCAACAATATCTTTGTATGGTATGTAGCTGACACCTTCCAGACCATCGTTACCACTTGGGCCAGTAATTAACACTGATGCTATAGCAATTGCTCCGCCACCAATAGCAGCAGCAACGGCTTTTCGTAATGATGGAGGCATTATTCACCTCTCGCAGCCTTGCGCTTATCTTCTTTAATCTTGAAATAAAGGTTTGTCAGGTACGTCAGCAGGCCAAATACCAGGCTACCCAGCACACCTATTGCTGCCCACTGTGAGGGCGTGACTTTATCGAGCAGCTGTAAAAACCAGTAACCGGCACTACCTGCTGAGGTGCCATAGGCGACACCCGTTGTTAACTTATCCATGGATTTCATAACCCCACCTCGCAGACAAAGCGGGTGTAAATTGAGGGAATACAACGTATCGCAAAAAAGCAGAAACGTAACAGACTCGGAGTCAGTGAATAACTCAGGTATTGAGTTATCAGCTAATATCGAGACTCAAAAAATGGAAAAACCAGCTCGACGGCGGGTTTAAGCTGTGTGACGAAGTAACCACTCTTAACAGCATAACCAATTTTTTACGTACGTAAACCACTGAATGATATTTATGAGAATGCTACCGAGTGTTCAAAACACCACCACAAATACATAAGAAAACCTCAACAAATAACCAATAAATAATTTCAGACGTTATTTTTAGTTGATTTAAATTAAACTGCCGAATTATAGAACCTCCATAAATAACAACCATTAATATAAATTAGCTAATAGGTTTATTTTTGTTCAAATAAGAGCCATAAATAGGTTTCGATAGAAAAAGTTCAGATAAAAATAGAGATCTACTTCACAAATTAAATGAGAAACTAAAACTTACATCTTGAAATAATCACATTGATTAGATGAATATTTATCGCGCAGTGACATCATTTTTTAATAATAGTTCAAAAAAAAGGGCTCACGATGAAAAAATTAACAGTGGCAATTTCTGCTGTAGCTGCATCAGTACTGATGGCGATGTCTGCTCAGGCAGCTGAAATTTATAATAAAGACAGTAACAAGCTGGATCTGTACGGGAAAGTTAATGCCAAGCACTACTTCTCCTCTAATGATGCAGATGATGGTGATACTACTTATGCCCGTCTTGGCTTCAAAGGTGAAACCCAAATCAACGATCAACTGACTGGTTTCGGTCAGTGGGAATATGAATTCAAAGGCAACCGCGCTGAATCTCAAGGTTCCTCCAAAGACAAAACCCGTCTTGCATTTGCAGGCCTGAAATTCGGTGACTACGGCTCAATCGATTACGGCCGTAACTACGGTGTAGCATACGACATCGGTGCGTGGACTGACGTTCTGCCAGAATTCGGTGGCGATACCTGGACCCAAACAGATGTGTTCATGACTGGTCGCACCACTGGTGTTGCAACCTATCGTAACAACGACTTCTTTGGTCTGGTTGATGGTCTGAACTTTGCTGCTCAGTACCAAGGCAAAAACGATCGTAGCGATTTCGATAACTACACTGAAGGTAACGGTGATGGCTTCGGTTTCTCTGCTACCTATGAATACGAAGGATTCGGTATCGGTGCAACTTATGCGAAATCTGATCGTACCGACACTCAAGTTAATGCAGGGAAAGTTCTTCCTGAAGTATTTGCTTCCGGTAAAAATGCAGAAGTTTGGGCCGCAGGTCTGAAATATGACGCTAACAACATTTACCTGGCCACTACCTATTCTGAAACCCAGAATATGACTGTATTTGCTGATCACTTCGTTGCTAATAAAGCCCAAAACTTCGAAGCTGTTGCACAATATCAGTTCGATTTCGGTCTGCGTCCGTCCGTTGCTTACCTGCAATCTAAAGGTAAAGATCTTGGAGTATGGGGCGATCAGGACTTAGTCAAATATGTTGATGTAGGTGCAACCTATTACTTCAACAAAAATATGTCTACTTTCGTTGATTACAAAATCAACCTGCTTGACAAAAATGACTTCACTAAAGCACTCGGTGTAAGCACTGATGACATCGTTGCTGTAGGTCTGGTTTACCAGTTCTAATCTGATTACGAAAAAGATATGTTGCGGGAGGCGTTGCCTCCCCAACATATAAGTGGCTCCCTCAAGCCACTTCCTTTAGAAGCACAACCTTGCTTCTAACTATATAAACCTTCTGTTATATATTACCCTTTATTTTTGGGGGCGTCTCAACGCCCCATTTTTAATAACTTTTAGTAAATAATTGGCGTATTAATTAGAGTTATTAACAACGATATCCATCTCTAACCGGATATCTAATGCCATTAACATCCCTTCAATTATGCCCTCAGCCTTTTGTAACCTTTTCCCGATATAACCATCAGAGCAGCAATGCTTACCTGCCAGTGACATGAATGTCATACCGACTACATAATAATCTACTAATAAATCGTGCAAATCGCTGTTGTTCTTTTTCAGACGGGCCATGCACCCGCAAATGATCATCGCGTCATCGTCACAACATTGCGGGCGAGATTTTACTTTTGAAGGAATTAATCCCTTAAAACCGGCGGCAATGGACGACCAGGTCACATCTTCATGATTATTAGCCGCCCACGCTCCCCAACGCTCAAGAACCATCTGAATATCACGCATCAACTTACTCCACAAAAATCAGACCAGAACGCCAATTACAAGCAAAAATCAATAAAACAGTATTAGTTGATTGTTATCTCTGACTTCATACTCCTGCTCCTGTCAGGGTTTTGGCGTAATTCTTCAGTATTCGGTAATCGGTCAAAACAGAACCGGGGAAACGATATAAGCGCAGACGCCCCCAGCGGTGGCGAAGAAGTTCTGCTATATTAAACTCAAACATCATTCATTCCCCATTTCGGTGATGGTCAGTTCCAGCCTCCCACCTTTGGTAACAGGCATCTTCACAACGCGGTAATCAACGACCTGAGCATCATCCAGCCAGAAACCTGCTTTAGTGAGTGCGTCAAAAGCGGCTTTTTGCAGATTATCCAGGTCACGGCGACGGCGATCCGGCATGTGGCACTCAATGCGGATTTTCACAGGCATAGCCAGGCCGATATCCAGCATTGCGCTTTTAATGATTCGGGCGACGTTATCGCGGTATGCCTGCCCCTCTGCACTGACGTGCGTGCGCCCGCGATTATGGCGGTAATAGCGATTATTGCTCGGAGGCCAGGGTAATGTGATACTGTAGGTATTCACGCCTTAATAACCCCCTCTTTCAGCCAGATAACCTGTGTTCTCGCCATACCTTCCAGCGCGCATTCTTTTGCATATGCAGCATCGACAAAATGTGTGCGGCGGTCGATTTCGTCGTGGCAGGCAGAACATGCAATGGTGGCAATCAGGTCTGGCGGTTTGATACCGGTACCGCACAATCCAGCCAGCCGGATATGTGCCAGTACAGACGTTTCAGAATTGCCATTACATACGCCAGGGATTCTTACCTGGCATTCCCGACCACGCGCTGCTTTTCTCAAATCAGCCATGACTCCTCCTTGCTGCCAGTCGCAACCATTTTTTATCAACCAAGCTGGCGGTATATCCGAGCAGTGTTGGTATTTCGGATGGCTTCAGCTCAGGTTTACGCTTACGACGATTTGGTACTCTGTAGATGTGTCCGTTCATGACACGAATAAGCGGTGTAGCCATTACGCCTCCTGCTTGTCGCGCAGCAGCTGAAACTCGCAGCTCTGTGGAATAGTCAGGTGGCAGCCAATATTCATCGCCCAGGCTTCAACCTTACACAGGAAGACATACATCTCTCCGGTATCAAGATCGGAGGTATGGCGTAACGACTGGATAGTAGTGATTTCGCCGGTTACGACATCAACCAGGTCCTTGGTTTCATAACCGAGGTATGTGTGTTTGAGAGCATCTTTTACCCATGCTGCGGTAGCGAACGATTTCCCCCTGCTGATGAGGTATTCACTGATTTCGCTGTACCACATGTGGCTGAGTGCATTCTGGGAAAGACTGCGTTTCTCACGCCACGGTTTAAGCACCATGCGAAAGCATTTTCCGTCCTCCAGATAAGGCTGGATCTGCTGGCCGATAGCGGTGAAGTTACCGCGATGCAGTTTGATGCCATCTTGTGGTAGGTTCACGCTTCACCTCCGCAGAGGTCAGGCGCTGGATGCAAAAAATCGCAGGTGCATTTCTGCATCTGTGAAGGGAGAAGAGAGTTTGGATTGTATGTGCGCATAAACGTCCCCGTTTAGCGCAGAAGTCACCGGAGTTGTTCAGGCTCCGATGACATGATTATGGCGGGTTGATAGCTGGAAATCAAATTGCTTTCATGTCTTCAAATAACCTTCAATTTTTCGATTTGGCTTTCTCGATAGGCTATCTCTTTATGTATTTCATCCAGACGACCTTGATTGTATTCACCTTCAAGAGCGTCCTCGCATATAGCAGTTTCTTCTTCCAAAAGTTCTCTAATTTTTCGCTGATGATGTGTCATTCCCTGCCTTGCCCCTTCTGGGGTAGATTCAAATTCTATCGTCACTTTCAACCCTCCTGTTTTCAAATAAACCGGATCGCTACCGATCGCTACCTTTAGGTAAAGTTATCGACTTCTCGAAATAAAACTTCAGGCACTCATTGTACGCTTTACTAGATGCCACCAAGTCAATGTTTACCTTGTCGGCTTCGTACTAGATTTTAGCTGCTATGTTAAAGTCTGACATATCGGTAGCAAGTCAATAAGTTGCATAATTTATAAAAAACCCGCCAAAGCGGGTTTGCAGATCTGTCACGACAGTGAAAGGAACAACGCCACATTAAAAAAGCGATAAGCTTTGCCCCGAATTCATCGGTAGTGGAGAGAAAGTAACATCACGTATTTGCTCCCCGAGCAGAAGAAACCTATCCAAGGGTAGCGGCGGTATCGTAGCAAACCCTGAAAGCCCCTTCTTTCTTGCAACATCTCTCGCATCCATAAGGATACGACCTAACACGTTCATACCATAAAAGTTACCTTCGGAGTCTTTACTAGCCCCCCAAAATTGGTCCTTCTCTGAGTGCTCAACAATGTCATGCTCTCCTGTGCTATCCAGGAGCGCGAAAAACGATTCCCAGTTCTGGCAAAGCTTAACGCAGACACACCATTTCATTACCGAAACTCGATTTTTTTCCCAACCTGCACGGGTTTTGGCTTCGAAAGATCTGGCGGTTTGTTTAGCTTCATAAGGGTTGCCTTGGGTAATAATAGCCTTTTGGATATCTGGATAGTCTGGATATCGGCATGCTTGGTAAAGAATTTCACTCGATTGAATGGGTATACCATTAACTAAGAGCGGATATCCTTTGGCCATGTTGGAAAGACCACCCCATTTCTCGGTGGTTTTCCTGAAAGAAACTGTGTTGTGAAACAGGTATAGTCTATAGCTCATGATCACCGATTATACACATTACGCTTCATAAGTGGATACCAACAATCCAGAGCTCTATTTCCCGTTCGAAGATAAGTTCCCCACCAGTACGCTAGAGGGGTATTATTGGGGCAGTTTCTGAAAGTAAAGATAGTTCCACCAAACCCAACACCATTGAAAGTTGAAAAGCCTAAAGGCTTTATAGCATCAGAAGGATTTTGACTCTGACCAAGGATATCAAACCCAACTTTTGTCATAATTGCTTCAAAACGATCTCGTCTCTGCTCATTAGGGAAAAAATTATTCGCGACGTAACCGTCACGATATGTTCCTAAATAATGTACTTGACCGTCAGCCCATTCAGGTATTGATACACTTTGCGCTTTTGGCCAAAAAACCTCAGAACTCGAACTGTTTCGGCGTTGATTTTCAACAACTGCAAACTCACCACCATCAACGCAAACTGAAATATTCCTATCAGCAAATTTTCGTTCAAGTTGTTTTTTTATATTCCATGCTGAATACGTGTGCCCGCCTAAAAAGTACACCAATATTGTAATATTTTGGAGTTCAAAGTGCTCAATAAACCAAGTTAAATCATTGATTGCCTTAGCTCCTGAGAATGAAACATCGTCAAGGTAAATAAATTCACGGAATGAACTAACTCTTTGACGTTGTGACAGTCTGGTCACAACGTTGAATTCTTCTACACAATCTTCGCGAAGCAAATCCAAAAACTCAGATTGACTGGTGCCTTGGTTCTGGATATCGAGAAACGCTGCGGTTTGAAAGAACCTTTCATTTTGCTCATCATTGGCGATACTACTAATAACTCTGCGATAGTCGCTCTCAGAGAAGTATCCAATCCCCATTAATCGGTCCGTTTCCTCTAAGACAAATCGCCTATCGGTTAACTCAAATTGATTAATCCATCGATTAACATGATCAATGCTCATGCCACCTTGAGGAGGGTTTCGATAGTCATTTAATTTAGTAGCAATTTGCCCCATAAGATCACGATCTGTAACATTGCTATAACACATATAGATTCCTGTTCATGCATTGATACGAAAGGGTCAGAATACTCTTAAAAAAATTTGGTGAAAGCCTGAAAAGTCATAATGTTAACATGTATCACAAATTGTTATTTTTCTCAGTATCTGAGACGTAAACTGAATCCAAGACCACTAATCTGGCTCAAAAAATTTAGAAAGTTTCTCATAATGAATACTTGCCTCTTTGCCCGTCATACACTTGCTCCTTTCAGCCCAAACTTAGCTTTGATTTCTGCGATCTTCGCCAGAGCCTGTGCACGATTTAGAGGTCTACCGCCCATAACAGGAAGTTGTTTTACTGGTTCAGGTATCGTCTCACCACGGTTAATTCGCGCTGTCATATAGGTCAGTTCATCGGCAGCCTTGCGCCGTAATTCCGCATCAGTAAGCGCATTGGCCCGCATGTTCTGGTACAGGTTGGTAACCAGCCAGTAGTGCGCGTTTGATTTCCATGGATAAGACTCTGCGTCCGGATACAGGCCACGCTTCCGGCAATACTCGTAAACCATATCAACCAGCTCGCTGGCGTTTGGCAGCCCGGCGGTAACGGATGCTTCTTCCCGGCACCAGGCAACAAACTGCCCGGGTGATGGCAGGAATGGTCGATTCTGCCGACGGGCTACGCGCATTCCTGCGTTAACCTGTTCCATTGTGGTGATCCCGTTTTCCCGGAAAGCCAGAACCCACTGGCGGCGGATTTCGTTCAGTTCGTTCTGATCCCGGTTAGCCAGGCTCGCAGGGAAAGTTGCCAGTAACTGGCTGAACACACCGTTGATGATCTGCGCTACCTGCTGTACCTGCGGCTTTTCGTCGTACTGTTCCGGCATATTGTTGGCGATCCGGCGCATCTGCTCACGGTCAAAGTTAACCATCTGTGCGGCGATGTTTTTCATAAATCCACCCCGTAAATCCAGTCAGTGTTCGTCAGGTCGAGTTTTGGTTTGCCGGCTGTCACGCCAGCCTGTTGCTTGTTTCGGTTGATTTCGAGCTGGGTCCACTTGTCGCGGAGTTTGGCCGGACTCAGCACGTTACCGGACCAGAAGTTGTCCTGGCATGCCCAGCGGAACAGCACGCACATGTCGCGGTGGTTACGTCCGTCACGTTCACGCATCAGGCGGATATCGTTAGCCCACCCTGCAAAATTCGGTTTTCTGGCTGATGGCGCGATGGTCTTCACCATGTCAAACATCCACTCTGCGGCGGTCAGGTCTTCTGCTGTCCCCCACCTGCTGCCGCTCTGAATTGCAGCATCTGGTTTCTCCACAGGAAGATCGTTTTCTGGTTGGTCAGAGGATTCGCCAGAATTCTCGGACGAAAAAGGTTTTATATTGTCTTTTGTTAGTTTGTCTTTTGTGTTTACCTGATTCGGGTAAGTGCCTTTACCTGATTTGGGTAAACTTTTCTTACCTGATTCAGGTAAATTTACCTCTTTCAGGTAAACTTTATTTTTCTTACCTGATTCGGGTAATGTTGACCATTCACTGACCACATTATTAATGCCGATATTCCGCCCGCTCTGAATAAAAATCCCACGCTTTACCAGAACACTTTTTGCAGCAGAACACTTGTGCGGCAATATCCCGGTCAACTCGGAAAGTTGCTCGTTGCTCACCCAATCCAGTTTTTTATTAAAGCCATATGTTTTGCGCATGACAGCCAGGAAGACCAGAAGCTGGTGCTGTGTTAATCCGGCCAGCATCACAGCTTCCAGCAACTCATTTGCAATGCGCGTATAACCATCATCGAGATCTGCCACACGCGGCTCCTTTTGTGCCACATCCGGCACTGGAAAATTGAATATCTCAGCAGTGTTTGCCATAATTCCTCCCGCAATGAGTGTGTTACGATTTGCACCTGAAAGTCGGTTCTGTTCGCGCAGACCGGCTTTCGCCATTTCCGAACCTGTCATATTGCCCCCAGCATGGTGGTGACCATCGCCATCAGTGGACCAGCCAAATCCGGGTCCACACGAAACATCGACACAATGCCTTCACTCATCTCCTTCAGTTTCTGGTGGCGTGGTGCGTTGAGAATGACAGCCTGTTTTGCCTCACTGAGTTCCTTTTCCATTTCAGCCAGCCGAGCCATGTAGCTATCCTGCTCAACCAGGTGGCCGCGATATTCCAGCGGTAGTACCGCCAGAATTGCCGGGGTCAGTTCACGCACGTTATTTCGGTATTTTTCAGAATCGAATTTGTTATCGAGGAAGCGGAACAGCTTCTGGCGTGCACGGCTGACATCATCAGGGAAATCGATGGTGCCGCCGCCCTGCTCCCGATACTCATTCACAATGAGTGCGGCAACAACATCCTGATTATCTGCAGCCGACCAGGCGCGAACGGCATCACGGATTTTTTCGTGGCCTGGCGCCTGTTTTGTTTGAGAACGATTTATCACCGCAGTCGGGCTAAATCCGCTAGTCTGTTGGTATGTAAGTGGTTGCATAGTCATTGCCTTATCAGTTAACGCCGCAGTTTAGGCGGCAGAATTACTCGCGTTAAACAATGGTGCGAGGTCGGGACGAATATCTGCTGGTTTAATCTTTCCACCAGTGGCTGAGACAATTTTCATTACATAGCGGGCATCAATTCCGCCACCGTGTAGCCAACGCCAAACTGTGGGTTGGGCTACACCGCATAGATCTGCCAGTCGTTTTTGACTACCTGTAATACTGATTGCGAGTTGAATGGTTTGATTTGTCATTATCAATTCCTATTGGTATTGCAATGAATGAATAATAGCAATGCGTATTAATCCAAGCAATAGCAAAACGTGTTTTGACCATCAATACGCAAGCGTATAAATTAAAACTTATGAAAAAAGAAACTCTTGCTGATCGCTTAAACCTAGCGATGGAACAATCTGGAATGTCTCAAGGCGCTCTTGCAAAGGCGTCTGGCGTAGCTCAACCCACAATCTGGAGACTGACAAGCGGCAACGCGCGCGGCTCAACAAAAATTGTTGAAATAGCTAATGCATTGGGTGTTCGAACAGAATGGCTCTCATCAGGCATAGGCCCGATGAGAAATGACGGTCAACAATCAGGGAAGCCTGCTGTCAGCCATTCAAAATACTTCAAGATTGACGTTCTTGATATAGAAGTCAGTGCCGGGCCGGGTGTAATCAACCGTGAGTTTGTAGAAGTTCTACGCTCGGTTGAGTACTCGTTTGACGATGCTCGTCACATGTTCGATGGCAGGAAGGCGGAAAATATCCGCATCATTAACGTGCGTGGTGACAGCATGTCAGGAACGATCGAACCAGGTGATCTGCTGTTCGTTGATATCACAGTTAAATCTTTCGACGGTGATGGTATCTATGCGTTTCTGTACGACGACACAGCCCATGTAAAGCGCCTGCAAATGATGAAGGATAAGCTGCTGGTCATCTCTGATAACAAAAGCTACTCACCGTGGGACCCGATCGAGAAAGACGAGATGAACCGGGTGTTCATCTTCGGTAAGGTTATTGGGAGCATGCCGCAGACATATAGGAAGCATGGTTAAAGTGAGGCTAAAAAACAGTTACAGCAATAGGCCTGTTGTTTTTCTTTAAACACGCAGTGTTAAACCGCTCTTTGAGATGCGGAGTAATGAGATGGAAGACTTGAATCACATAAGGGTTAGTGATGGAGTGCGTAGCGAGCAGCAATAGTGCAATACCTAATGTCGTTGAAGTAATACGTCGCATCAATGAAGGTTCCACTCAGCCATTTCTTTGCAAATGTGATGATGGGCAGTTGTATGTTTTGAAGTCAAAACCATCAATGCCCCCGAAAAATCTCTTAGCTGAGTTCATTTCGGCGTGTTTGGCTAATGATATCGGCCTTCCTTTACCTGACTTTAAAATCGTATTTGTGCCAGAGGAACTTATAGAGTACTCACCTGATCTGCAGCAACAAATTTGTACAGGATATGCCTTTGCTTCATTGTTCATTGACGGTGCAATAGCGTTAACGTTTACGCAGTCAAGAAACGAAACGATCATCCCAGTCGAACAGCAAAAATTAATCTATGTTTTTGATAAATGGATATTAAATGCAGACAGAACGCTTACTGACAAAGGTGGAAACGTTAACATCCTTTATGACATCAGTAACGATAAGTATTATCTGATTGACCATAATCTCTCATTTGATCAGAATGCTGGACCTGAAGATTTTTCTGTGCACGTGTACGGCCCTGGTAACCGCAAATGGCAATATGATTTAGTGGATCGCGTAGAGTACCGCCAGAGGGTCGTTAACAGTTTACACAAGCTTCCTGCTATCCTTGACGAAATTCCAGAAGAGTGGATAGTAGATGAGGAGTTTTTACCTTTTGTCTGCACTACGCTAGACAAAGGTGATTGTGATGAATTTTGGAGCGCAATAGAATGACAACTCCATGCCTATATAGCATCGTTCGCTATGCGCCTTATGCGGAGACTGAAGAGTTCGCAAACATAGGCGTACTTCTGTGCGCGCCAAAAGAAAATTACTTTGATTTCCAGCTCACAAAGCGAAATGACTCTCGTGTAAAGAATTTTTTCCATGATGATTGTATTTTCCCTGTAGCAAAAGACTCAATACAAAGAGAACTACAGTTCGCAAAAATGCATGCGACCCAGATTGTTGGACATCAACAACTTGCACAATTCTTCAGATATTTTACAAACAAAAAAGAATCAATTTTTCAGTTCAGTTCTACGAGAGTGATTCTCAGCGAAAACCCAAAAGAAGAGCTGGCCCGCATTTACAATAAATATGTAAACCACTCTGACTACACAAAAGAGCGCCGTGAAGATGTTCTAGCCAGAGAGCTAAAACGAAGTATCGATAGAATAGATGGATTGAAGAACGTCTTCAAACAAGCAACCATTGATGGGTATTTCGCAAAGTTCTCAATGCCATTGGTCGCCAAGAAGCATGACAGGATCCAATGTGCCATCAAACCTCTGGCATTCACTCAAGCTGAACCAGGAAAAATGATGGAGCATAGTGATACTTGGGTGATGAGAATAACTCGAGCAGCAGAAGAAAACCTGCTTTCACTTGATGACATTTTATTCACAATTGAAACTCCTGAATCACCAAACTCAGGCCAAAGCAAAGTTATTGACATCATAAAGAGAACTATGGATGCTAAGAAAATAAATCATATACCTGCATCCAACCACAAAGAAACTATTGATTTTGCAAAAAAAATACTTCCCCAAGTTTAAAATTTATTTTTGTATGTGATATTCCTTATTAATAACCCGGCCACCGTGCCGGGTTTTCTTTTGCCTCCCCTCATCACACAAACCGCTCAAAAAATCACCATAACCTCGCTTCAGTTATCGCTATGCGATGCAAGTCACAAAATTAATTCTTTTTGCTATCAAACATTTAATATCAAAACACATCAACTAATAGCAATAAGTATTGATATCACCAATAGCAATAGCTATTATCACCATATCGCAACAACACAACGATACGGCAACCACCTGATTCACCGTTGCGATGACCGCTTAGATCCGCAGCTTGAATTTCAGCAGGCTTCGGGGAGTGCGAGGGATGAAACGGACGCGTGAACGTCGGTGTGACCAGCTGAAATCAACTCAACATTTCATACCTTAGTCGCTTCAACGAGGCGGCTTAGTTATGGCAACCGGCGGCCATCCACCGCCTGAATACGCGCAGAAGTCTCTATATGTTCAGCAGCCCAGCTTACGGGCAGGAGTTTTTATGGTTCATCAACATTACGGAACGCAGACCGTTAATCGCGGCGCGGTCATGCCAGGAATGCTGGTCAAACACAAAGATGGTACCTGGACTGCATCAGCTAATTTACGCGGACGGCTATATCTGCATCGCGGCATCGAGCGCACTTATACCCGTGATTTGCTCGTGGAAGTTTTTCTCGACGGACGCGGTAACGGCCTGAATCACTAATCCCCTTTTCTGTTTTCCTAATCAGCCTGGCATTTCGCTGGCGATATTTTCACAGCCATTTTCAGGAGTTCAGCCATGAACGCTTATTACATTCAGGATCGTCTTGAGGCTCAGAGCTGGGCGCGTCACTACCAGCAGATCGCCCGTGAAGAGAAAGAGGCAGAACTGGCAGACGACATGGAAAAAGGCCTGCCCCAGCACCTGTTTGAATCGCTATGCATCGATCATTTACAACGCCACGGGGCCAGCAAAAAAGCCATTACCCGTGCGTTTGATGACGATGTTAAGTTTCAGGAGCGCATGGCAGAACACATCCGGTACATGGTTGAAACCATTGCTCACCACCAGGTTGATATTGATTCAGAGGTATAAAACGAATGAGTACAGCACTCGCAACGCTGGCTGGGAAGCTGGCTGAACGTGTCGGCATGGATTCTGTCGACCCACAGGAACTGATCACCACTCTTCGCCAGACGGCATTTAAAGGTGATGCCAGCGATGCGCAGTTCATCGCATTACTGATCGTTGCCAACCAGTACGGCCTTAATCCATGGACGAAAGAAATTTACGCCTTTCCTGATAAGCAGAATGGCATCGTTCCGGTGGTGGGCGTTGATGGCTGGTCCCGCATCATCAATGAAAACCAGCAGTTTGATGGCATGGACTTTGAGCAGGACAATGAATCCTGTACATGCCGGATTTACCGCAAGGACCGTAATCATCCGATCTGCGTTACCGAATGGATGGATGAATGCCGCCGCGAACCATTCAAAACCCGCGAAGGCAGAGAAATCACGGGGCCGTGGCAGTCGCATCCCAAACGGATGTTACGGCATAAAGCCATGATTCAGTGTGCCCGTCTGGCCTTCGGATTTGCTGGTATCTATGACAAGGATGAAGCCGAGCGCATTGTCGAAAATACTGCATACACTGCAGAACGTCAGCCAGAACGCGACATCACTCCGGTTAACGATGAAACCATGCAGGAGATTAACACTCTGCTGATCGCCCTGGATAAAACATGGGATGACGACTTATTGCCGCTCTGTTCCCAGATATTTCGCCGCGACATTCGCGCATCGTCAGAACTGACACAGGCCGAAGCAGTGAAAGCTCTTGGATTCCTGAAACAGAAAGCCACTGAGCAGAAGGTGGCAGCATGATATCGGACATTATCCTGCAGCGTACCGGGATCGACGTGAGAGCTGTCGAACAGGGGGATGATGCATGGCACAAATTACGGCTCGGCGTCATCACCGCTTCAGAAGTTCACAACGTGATAGCAAAGCCCCGCTCAGGAAAGAAGTGGCCTGACATGAAAATGTCCTACTTCCACACCCTGCTGGCTGAGGTTTGCACCGGTGTGGCTCCGGAAGTTAATGCTAAGGCGCTGGCCTGGGGAAAACAGTACGAGAACGACGCCAGAACCCTGTTTGAATTCACTTCCGGCGTGAATATTACTGAATCCCCGATCATCTATCGCGACGAAAGTATGCGCACCGCCTGCTCTCCCGATGGTTTATGCAGTGACGGCAACGGCCTTGAACTGAAATGCCCGTTTACCTCCCGGGATTTCATGAAATTCCGGCTCGGTGGTTTCGAGGCAATAAAATCGGCTTACATGGCCCAGGTGCAGTACAGCATGTGGGTGACGCGAAAAGATGCCTGGTACTTTGCCAACTATGACCCGCGCATGAAGCGTGAAGGCCTGCATTATGTCGTGATTGAGCGGAATGAAAAGTACATGGCGAGTTTTGACGAGATGGTGCCGGAGTTCATCGAAAAAATGGACGAGGCACTGGCTGAAATTGGTTTTGTATTTGGGGAGCAATGGCGATGACGCATCCTCACGATAATATCCGGGTAGGCGCGATCACTTTCGTCTACTCCGTTACAAAGCGAGGCTGGGTATTTCCCGGCCTTTCTGTTATCAGAAATCCACTGAAAGCACAGCGGCTGGCTGAGAAGATAAATAATAAACGGGAGGCGGTATGCACAAAGCATCTCCTGTTGAGTTAAGAACGAGTATTGAGATGGCACATAGCCTTGCTCAAATTGGAGTCAGGTTTGTGCCAATACCAGTAGAAACAGACGAAGAATTTCATACGTTAGCCACATCCCTTTCACAAAAGCTGGAAATGATGGTGGCGAAAGCAGAAGCAGATGAGAGAGACCAGGTATGACAACCACTGAATGCATTTTTCTGGCAGCGGGCTTCATATTCTGTGTGCTTATGCTTGCCGACATGGGGCTTGTTCAATGACACCTCAGCAAGAAAACGCCCTTCGCAGCATTGCCCGTCAGGCTAATTCTGAAATCAAAAAAGCCAGACAGCATTTTCCGGATAAAAACGTCGATGACATTTGCCGTAGCGTACTAAAGAAGCACCGCGAAACGGTAACGCTGATGGGATTCACACCGACTCATTTAAGCCTGGCGATCGGCATGTTGAACGGCGTCTTTAAGGAACGGTGAACATGAAAAGCAAAATCATCAGGGAGCTACAGGCTCCTTTTTTATTATTCGCATTTACCCTCAAGCGTATTAACCAACAATTCAGGGATTAATGAAAGATGGCAGACATCATTGATTCAGCATCAGAAATCGAAGAATTACAGCGCAATACAGCAATAAAAATGCGTCGTCTGAACTACCAGACTGTATCCGCAACTCATTGTTGTGAGTGTGGCGATCCGATAGATGAGCGAAGACGCCTGGCTGTTCAGGGTTGTCGGACTTGTGCGAGTTGCCAGGAGGAGATCGAACTTAAGAACAAACAATGGGGACTGTGATGGCCTCAAAGCAGCAAATTTCAACATCGTCCAACTGAGGTGTAAAAATGTTCAGAATCATTTTTCCTAACACCTGGTACGTCGACCACCACGGCACTCCCTGCAAAATCCTGCGTTCTACCCACAACAAAGTTCACTACATCCGAAAAGGCAGAACATGTATCGCCAGCATGTTCCGCTTTAATCATGACTTTGAACCTGTGAATAAAGCTGATGCAGATCGGATAGCAGAAGAGATCGAAACGGCAGAACACATTAAGAAGTTACGTGACATGCGTTCAAAAAGCAGAGGTAACCATGGAATCATACAGCCTCACACTCGATGAGGCCTGTCAGTTTCTTAAGATATCCAGACCAACCGCCACCAACTGGATACGAACAGGCCGCCTACAGGCAACACGTAAAGATCCAACCAAGCCAAAATCTCCTTACCTCACAACACGGCAAGCCTGCATTGCGGCGCTTCAGTCTCCGCTGCATACTGTCCAGGTGAGCGCGGGTGATGGCATAACAGAGGAAAGAAAATGTCACTCTTCCGCAGAAATGAAATATGGTATGCCTCGTATTCGCTCCCGGGCGGGAAACGAATTAAGGAATCTCTTGGCACAAAGGACAAGCGGCAAGCTCAGGAGTTGCACGACAAGCGAAAAGCAGAACTCTGGCGAGTAGAAAAGCTAGGGGATTTACCTGATGTCACTTTTGAAGAGGCCTGCCTAAGATGGCTTGAGGAAAAAGCTGATAAAAAATCTCTCGATTCAGATAAAAGCCGGATTGAGTTCTGGCTTGAACATTTTGAGGGTATAAGGCTTAAAGATATCTCGGAGGCAAAGATTTACTCTGCTGTAAGCAGAATGCATAACAGAAAGACGAAAGAAATATGGAAACAGAAAGTTCAGGCCGCCATCAGGAAAGGTAAAGAACCGCCTGTTTATGAACCAAAGCCAGTATCAACTCAGACAAAGGCAAAGCATCTTGCCATGATAAAGGCCATTCTCCGTGCTGCAGAACGCGACTGGAAGTGGCTGGAAAAAGCGCCTGTCATCAAGATACCAGCGGTCAGAAACAAGCGAGTCAGATGGCTGGAAAAGGAGGAAGCAAAACGCCTCATTGATGAGTGCCCCGAACCACTGAAATCTGTCGTCAAGTTTGCGCTGGCAACTGGTCTGAGAAAGTCGAACATCATAAATCTGGAATGGCAACAAATCGACATGCAGCGACGAGTTGCCTGGGTGAATCCAGAAGAGAGCAAATCAAACCGCGCCATTGGTGTGGCGCTGAACGATACCGCCTGTAAAGTGTTGCGTGATCAAATAGGCAAGCATCACAAATGGGTGTTTGTACATACCAAGGCGGCTAAGCGAGCAGATGGAACATCAACGCCTGCGGTCAGGAAGATGCGCATCGACAGCAAGACATCATGGCTATCAGCTTGTCGTCGTGCAGGAATTGAAGATTTCCGTTTCCATGACCTCAGACACACCTGGGCAAGCTGGCTGATTCAGTCAGGCGTCCCATTATCAGTGCTTCAGGAAATGGGCGGATGGGAGTCCATAGAAATGGTTCGTAGGTATGCTCACCTTGCGCCTAATCATTTGACAGAGCATGCGAGGAAAATAGACGACATTTTTGGTGATAATGTCCCAAATATGTCCCACTCTGGAATTATGGAGGATATAAAGAAGGCGTAA